CGTTGGAAGTCGCCCCAATGCTACTATCGTACTGGCCAGTGGTCGACTTGATGTCTTCGCCAGCCCCCATCTTGGCTTGAATAAGGCCCGTTTGAGCCATCGGAGGCTGGGCGCGTTCAGGTAGCGGCAGCGGGTTTCCGGCCCCGTCAGTGACATCAGGATTGACCTCCAGATACGGCCAGTTGTTCGTATTGGCCGTCTTCCAGTTGGTTTCGTAGCCTTCGAACTGGCCACCATAGCCAATAAACGGCGCTTTGGGGGCTAGCGCGAGCATTTCAGCTTCTTGGCTGACCCAGTAGTTATACATGCGCTGCGCGTCTTTAGCGTTACGCACCAGACCACTAATGTAGATCTGACCGTCGACCTCGAACTCGTTGCCGACAACGCGGATCATGGGGATATACTTACCCGCCCAGTCGCGCTCCTCCAGCACCTCATAGCCGTTGGTTTTGATCCATTTGACCTGCTTGCGGTCGCTTTCACGGCTGCGCAGCGGCTTGCCATAGGCGGCCATGAGCCGCTTGTCCTCCGGCGTGCCTTTGAAAGCCGTGATGTTGTCCGGGTAGAGGTTCAGCGTCGCCTTACGATGTTCGATGTAGAAATACTCAGCGATGCGGACAGTCTCTTGGCTGACCCACATGCTGAGCGTCTGGTCGCCCACACCCTGAGACATCATGCCCGTAACAGGCGTAGCGTCAGGATACATGCGCTCATATTCAGCTTTCGGAATGTCTTCCGTAATAAAGCACCAGTTCGCGTCCTGACCGCACGGATCTTGGATCATCGGGTCCATGTAGACGCTGAAGCTGCTACGGACACGAGCGATCTTGATGTCCTGTTCAAAAGAATCTTCTTTCGTATATTCCGTCAGGATGCGGATGTAACCTTCGCCGTATGTGACCTGGTTATCGCAGGCGGTGTCATAGGCAACGTCGGCGTCGGACATATATTCGATGTGACGCACGATGCCGTCGAAGATCTCCGCGACCTCCGGGTCGGCGTTCTCATCGGCCGGGATGACGCGCGCAGTCGGACGGTTCTGGCGCTGCTCGTTCGTCACGAGGCGCACATGCTGCGGCAGCTTGTTGATCGTCAGGCAGGGCCGCGCGTTGATGGTCTGCCCCTGCACCGCGCCACGTGTCGCCAGCACGTCCGCCGGCCACTGCCAGGCGTTGTCGGGCGAGCCCGCCATGAACCGCAGGTCGTCCAGCTCGTCCTCGCGGCTGTCGCTGTAGGCGGCCTGCGCCACCGTAAAGCGATGACGCATAGTGGCCAGACGGTCATCGTCCGGGTTGTCGGAGACTTTGCCAGCGGCGATTACGTCATCAGAAGCCATTACATATCCTGCCGCTGTTCTTGGCGAGCCAATATCTTAGCCGCTATCCCAGCGCCTATTGGCCCCATTAGACCGTATTTACGCATAATTTCAACCAATTTGTCGTCAAACACCACATAATTGCGGGTGCCTTCGCCGGCGGCGCGGGATTTTGCGTCTAAATATCTGATCCCTTTTATGCCGGCTTCGTTATATGCTTTAGAAAATGCCGGGTCAGATATATCAAAAGAATGCGGCATAAGCCCCGATTCCATAAGTTGCCCGACCGGCACATTTCCATATTCTTTTAACTTACGTTCGGCGTTTGGCAATTTCATAAAAGCCGCTAAAACTTCAGGGCTTTGCGCATTTAATGTTTTATCCCAATCCAATAGTTCTTCGGGACGCGCATTAATATTAACTTCGTACATATGCCCCTTATTGCCTGTAAAATCTTCGGGTTTAATTGTCCGCGCGATTTTAGCTTGTTCGATAGCTTTTCGCGCATAATCTTCACGAATAGCTTTCAATTCAGGAGGCGATTCCCTAAATTCTTTAACTGCGTGTTGCGCGTATCTTAGGTGATCTTTTTGCGCAAGTGCAATAGCTTCGCTTGGCGACATACCTTGTTTTATATCGTTAGAAATAATTTCGGCCACATCCATTTCAGCATGTGGTATATCTATCTCACCTATTGGTTTTCCTTTGTATAATGGATGCGTTAATTTATCGCGGTAATATTTAGCTAAATTTTCAGCTTCTGCAAAATACAGCCCGTGTCCAAACGACTGCGCGCCTTCGCCGGTGCCGATCTTGCTAATATCAAATTGCGGAAAGTCGTGTGGCGTTCCATGATACGCCCGTATGCCCTTGGCCACGTCCTGCGCAATAGCCTGCTCCGCCCTAGCCGCGACGTTAGCGCCGGGCAGCGGTAGCATGGCCATGATCGCGCCCTTGGTGTCGCCAGCGCGGGCAGCCTCTTGGCCCTGTAGCACGTTACCCGTGCCGGGCAGGTAGCCCAGTATGTCGGCTATGCCCGTCGCGAACTGACGACGCTCCGGCGACGGGCGTGTGTTTCCCATCAAAAAGGCCGCGATCTGCTCTTTCCATGACGGCTCATAGGGCCGTAGCATGGCGTTACGCGGTTCAGGAGCGAGCGCGTTGACAGGCATTATTTCTTTTTCTTAGCCGCCGCACGCTTGGTCGAATACGCGATAGCGACGGCCTGCTTCGGCGGCTTACCGGCGGCGATTTCTTTTTTCACGTTCGTGCGGAACGCGGCCTTAGAGGATGATTTAACTAGAGGCATTACTTCTTCCTCGTCTTAGCTGACTGCTTGAACGCCTTGGCGGTCGGTGCGCCCTCTGCGCCGGGCTTCCGCATCTTTTCGCCTGATCCGGCTTTGATGCGCGCCCGCTTTGCGTGGATTGCAGCATACAATCCCGGTTTTTTTACGGGCATTTCCATCTCCGTAAACTAGCTTTAGCGCGTTCGCCATTTTTAGCTTTTGCCGCTACTGCGGACATTCTCGCGCAGAACGACTTCTTACGGCCCTCGTCGGCCTTGGTCTTAGGGTTAGGAGCCGGCGGCTTCAGCTTGCTGCCCGTCGCGGCGTTATACTTAGCCCGGCCCTTAGCCGTCAGCCCAGCGCCCGCCTTAGTCGACAGCTTCTCGCCACGCCCTACTGACAGCGATACCATCTAGTGTCCCATCCATCCTGAAGAGGCTGCGTTGCCACCATAACTGACGCGCGGTCTGTTGTCCATTGGTCTTGCTTCCCTGTGCGCGACCGGATACGCGAACGTCACGGCGATAGCGTCGGCGGCGTCGGGTGAGGCCAGCCCCCGCGCCTTCATGTCCTTCTTACTCTCTAGGAATATAGTCCCTTTACTGTCGGGTTTCATCATCGGCCCGGTCAGGTCGCTCTTGAGGAAGCGGTCGTTTGGTATGCTGGCTGTCTTCAGCCACTCCCGCATGGCGTGCCACATCTCGGCCCGCTTGTTTCCAAACATGACGGGCTTGGTGGATCTCATGCCGAAGTTAACCCCACGGATCTTATACCGCTGCTCCTTCAGCCGGTCGACCACGCCCGCGCCTAGCCCGCCCTCGTCGATGACGACCAGCGCGGGCCGGAACTCTTCTATGATGTCGATGACCCTGCCGACCACCTCCATGGTGTCGTCGCCCCGGTAGCGGCGTATGCCGATAATGTCGCGTCCCTGCCGGATGGCGATGACCGTGGCGTCAGCCCCGAACCGCGCCGGATCGACGCCCACAATTATCGGTGCCGTCTGATCTTTCGATGGTAGGCGTGTCTGCGCGTCTTGAACCAATGACGACGGTATGAACTGGTCGTCACTCGCGTTCGGGAAGGCTCCGTAAACCTCAACATGCGCTTGGCTAGAATCGGGTCCGTATTCGTCGATAATCTGTTGATAGACTGCCTTATCAGTGCCCTCCACGCTTCTGGCGTCAACAACCTTGTTTCGCCAGAAATCGCGCTTGCTGTTGAAGCACTCGTAGAAGTATCCGCTGTTACGGCGGGGGTTGCTAAAAGCAAGCCAAAAACGATTAGGAGTGTTCTCTGTAAAGAAGCCACTGGCCACCGCCCAGATAGAGTCATCAATACCGCTGGCCTCGTCGAACACCAACATGACGCCCGCGAAGTTATGCACGCCCGCGTAGCTGTCTGGGTTCTCGGCCGACCACAGCCGCCCCTCGACGCCCCAGTAACGCGTGCCTAGCTTCAGATCCCGCTCGACTAATTCGGCAATCCACTTAGCCGGCAGCACACGGGTAGCGCTCACCTCAAACCAATGGCTGTTGAGTGACATGGATAGCCACTTAGTTATCTCGGCCCAGGTGACAGATCTGAGCTGGGCTTCGCTGTTGGCCGACACGATGGTCGTTGAGCCGATCCGGGTCGTCAGCATCCAGATCACGAGCCAACTGACTAGGGCCGACTTGCCGATACCGCGCCCGGAGCTGGTCGCCATGCGGAAGGTTTCGAAATCGACCTTACCGTTGTTTTCACGGATGTGGTCGCGCAGGTCCATCAGCACCTGCAACTGCCACTGACGCGGGCCTGTGAAGCCCTCCAGCGGCGTGCCGGCCTTACCCCATGGGAACGCCATCCTCACGAACGCGACCGGATCGTTCTTCACTTGCGCCGACCATAGCGTCGCCATCAGCTTCTGTTCTTCGTCGGCGCTATAAATAGGAACTTGCATCACTCAGCCTTTCCGCCGCCGATCATGTGGAGCGATGGATACATGCGCAGGATCTCTGGCAGGTGCCCGGCCCCCATGAAATACGCTCCGTCAGGCTGGGCCAATAAAAACTTATTACGCCAGCGTTCCGCGCTCTTAGCGAACTTATGCGGTTCTTTTCCTCCCCACATCTTGTTTTCGCCTTCAGACAGGAATGCCGTTACGTTGCGCTCAGTCGCCGGTTTCTTTGACTGATTGAGCATACCCATCTCAGATAAGAACTTAGTCAGCGTTTCATCGTCGAAGTCACGGTCGTTAAAATAGTTTACGTCGCTGTCAAGAATCGACTGAAAGATCGTCTTGCTGCTGTCCGTTACGCGCGCCGCCGTATGGTTTTCTTTGACGTTTGAGAACAGCACGAACAGGAACTCGACCGGGTAGCCTTTCACGGACTTGGCAAATTTGTCGTCCCATGACCCTTTGTAGGGCACGGCAAAATATTCTTTATCCGCTCCGTCGCCTTCATACCACGCCCCGTCAGCGCGAGCGATCAGGTTGATCTTGTCGATCAGATCCTTCGACAACGGCGGTTTGCGCCCATGCGGCATTCCCACGAATACTTTGTTCGGGTTCTGGAAGATCACCCCGTATGGCGCTTGCATCTAATATTTCTCCCTGGATCACGCGCTGCTGCGCCTCTTCTAGCGCCGCTATGATGGATATGCGCTGCTCGACCTGCACCTGCACCGACTGCGGGGCTGTCCACTTGTGGACATGCTTAAGGATGTCCAGCGCCGCTTTGGTGTCGCCTTCGCGCGCCGCCTTGTGCAGCACTTCGGACATCTCCGCCTCACCCTCAGCGCGCCCTTTAAGTTCAGCATACTCCGCGATGGGGTCGAACTGCACGAGCCTGCGGTATTCGGTCGGCGTCATGCCAGCGGCGTAGGCGAGCGTGTCGCCTTTCAGCCCTTTGCGCGCGGCTAAGTAGATGCGCTCCAGCACCGCCTCAGTCGCTTCGATTTTGCGCGGTTCGTAGGGAAGAGATTCAAACGTCATAAAGTCTTTTAGCATATAAAAAATAAAAATAAAAATTGTTCTTAATGCCTACGTATTTCTTAAAGGAGATCCCAAGGCCCAGCCCCCCGCCCTGTTTACATACCTGATACGTTATAACATTACGTTTACAATTATGAATGTACACTTAAAGCATTACATTAGTTGACA